CGATTGGCGCCATAGATGACATTGGCTGGGTCACGAACGTCACAGAATAGATGAAACTGAAACATGAACCCAACAAGATGACAGAGATCACGAAGATCACCCAAGCCCACACGCGAGCCTCGATCTCTTCAGGTGACAGACGGTTGTTTGGTTTGTATCCGATGGTTGCCATCACTTCTTCTCCTGTTCGGGTTTGATTAACTGGTCGGGGCATGTAGCCGTTGCTGTGCAGATTGGCGGCTTGCACTCGGCAAGTTCCCAATTCTTTGGGTCTTGGCAAGGGTATCTGAAACGATCTTCGCAGCCAGCCAGCAACCCGCAGAGGATGCCAACGCAAACTGTCAGCGCCAGCAGTGAAAGTTCATGTCTTGTCATTTTTGCGTCTCTCCTGTTCAATTTGTCTTCTCAGTTTCTCGACCTTCTCAAGCTGCTGCTTCGCATCGTTCTTCACCTCCAAGATGTCGAGATAAAGCATTGCGCCAAGCGGAAGAAGCAGAGCCACCAACACACAAGCAGCGATCCATCCCATTATGCTTTCCCCCAGCGACTCACGAGGAGAAGCCACAACCACAGGTAGAGGAGGAATATAGTAGTCGCCACCACTGCTGCCAGCTTTAGCTGGACGTTTCTTTGCTCCTGCCGTTGTAGCCATGCTGCTTCCCGCTTTTTTGCCTCCTGCTTGAGTCTAGCTTTTTCCTGTTCCTCTGAGATAACTTGACGCATCTCGTAAGTCTGCGAATACAGATCAGCAAGGCCAGGGGTTTGGTAGACCATGATCTCCCTGATGGTGGTCGATAACTCCTCCATCTGCTGCCTGCACATCACACGATTCATCGCGCTTTCCATCATCTGCGCGTTGCTGATGCTGGGATCGTAGACTTTGGCCTTCTCTTCCTCCTCGCGCAAATATGCGTTCAGTTGATCCTGCAAAGCCCAAAACTTACTGAGCTGCTTGATGATGTCGGCCATTGCCTGTGTCTCGTCGTAGGCAACGAACTTTTCCTTCTTTTTCGCCACAGGCTTGGACGTGGTGGCTGCTGGTTTTGGAGCAAACAGCTTTTGCCACCAAGATCTAGCAGCCTTGGCATCCCCAATGGCTTCATCGACTGTGCTTTTGACTTCAAGAAAACTTGTCTTGGCCTCACGGTACAGCGAGCAAAGCTCAGTGATCCCCTTAACGCAAGCGTTGGCAGCGAATAAAAGGGATATTGGGTCCACATCGTTACAGTCCCAGCATCTTCTTCACGATGTCGGCAGCAACACCAGGACCAAACAAGATGGCGGCGATGACGATGTAGAGCTGAGTCTGAATGCCCTCCATGCGTCTCTTTCCGCTTTCCAGCTTGTCCTCGATAGATTTATATCTCTCGTCGCAGATAGCCTGGTGGACGGCAAAGTCCTTCTCAACGTCACTCATTATTTCGCCTCAAGTGCTGTGATGCGGTCAGTCAGGGTGGTGATTGTGCTGGCTTGGGTGTCGATGATTGTCTTCATCTCTTGGATTGCGGCAGTCAGTGTGGCAACCAAGAAGCTGGTGTCGATGCCTTGGTACTGTGGGTTGCCATCAGCGTCCACTGCGTCCTTCTCACCAGTCACGCACCCCGCTTCAATTTCAGCCAGTTCGTGGGCGATAAAACCCTGCCCATCTGAGCCGTCTACCTTCCATTTGTAGGTGACCGGCTTGAGCAGCGCCACTTTTGCCAGCGCCCCTGTCATTGGGGCAATAGCTTCTTTCAGGCGGTAGTCTGAGGAGGTGTTGTAGGCGGTGGCAGTAGTCGTTACTGAAATTGTTCCGCAGTTAGTGCCGCTTCTGTTAAATTGAACAGCAGTTCCGTCATTTGTACCTCGCCCAATAGTTAAGGCTGTGCCACCAGCAACATAGAAACTTGAGCTTGCAGTTGGGCTTAAAGAAGCACCCGCAGTTGTAACTCCGTAAGTTGTCATCCCCACCAGCAAGTCACCGCCGGAGGTGATACGGGCACGTTCTGTTATAGTCGTGCTGGCACTGGGACAAGTGTAAAACAACATATTTGTAGGTGCGCTTGTAGATGACCATGAGCCATCTGCTAGTGCTTGAATTTGCGCTCCAGTCGTATAAGTTGTTCCAGTTGTGTAATATTGAAAAGTTAATTGTGGTGTGCCTTGACCAGATGTAGGAACAATTGGTCGCTGCAAAGACAAAACACCAGTTCCAGTAATCGCTGCATTTCCAGCAACATCTAGTAATTTTGAAGGACTTGTAGTACCAATCCCCACATTCTGACTTGTGTCAATCGTGACAGCGGTGGTCCCAACTGTCTTGAGTGTCAGTGCAGTTGAGGCATCAGTGTCGATATGACCACCAACCTTTAGCACCTTGCCAGAGCCAACATGCAGGCCAACAGATGTGCCTGTGCCTGCGGCTGTGAACAACGCATCAATGCTGTCCAAGTCAGTATTGATCTTGGTCCCCCATGTATCAGTTGATGCGCCGACTTCGGGCTTTGTGAGTAATAGATTTGTGGTGGTGGTATCTGCCATGATGAAAACTCCTATGCGGCCTCTTGCCAAGTGATTGAATTGTCTGCTAAATCAGTCCAAGTTTCTGAACTATCAGAAACTGGCGTCCAGCTCTCAGATGAATCAGCAACTGGTGTCCAGCTTGCCGATGTGTCTGAGTCTGGTGTCCATGTCTCGCTGCTGTCTGGAATAGCTCCCCAGCCAAAGCCAATCATTACGCCAACAGCACAAATGGACTCAACGCCGGTGATCCCAATGGATACGACATTGCCAACAGTGCCAACAGATCCCGTGCCTTCGACGCCAGTGATGTCTTGGAACGAAATAACCTCTGCGCCAACCGTCCCAACAGCGCCGGTTGCGGCATTGCCAACAGCAGGTATTAGGCTGGCCGAACCAACCGAGTCAACAGCGCCAGTCGCGGCGTTTCCAGAGACATCAACTGCCCTGGTAGCCGTGACGCTGCCAACCGCCAAGGTTGACGCATTGCCGGTGACGGCATTAGTTGACGTCGCCAGTACCGATCCAACAGCACAGGTAGACGCATTGCCATAGATGGCGATAGATACAGTCAGCCCGACTGTGCCCACATTGCCTGTGGCAATGTTTCCATCCTCTTGAACAGAGATGTTCTCTAGTAAATTGCCAACGGCAGTGGCAGACGAATTGCCGCTGATAACGACATTGCCGATGCCGTAGACGCCCCTGCCGTAATAGCCTGTGCCGTATGCAGCCATGCCGCTGCCCCTGCTTTAAGCCAGCCTGATCAGGCCAGTGCTTGCATCGTTGGTCGGCATGGTCAGAGTGAATGTCCCAGCAGTCACTGTTTGACTGCCAAATGTGTGAACGCTGACTGCCTTGTTTGATTGAGTCGAGTTGTAGATCAGGACCGCATCAAATGCTGTTGACAATGTGACAGACGAATAGCTGATGCTGGCGCTTGGCGTCACAAAAGCTGTTGTGCCACTTGTGCTTGGTGCAGTGCCAAATGTCACTGTCACGCCGCCTGCGCTGTAGCCTGTGCCTGTCACCTCACCTGTGGAGCTGTAGGCCGTGGTGGATGCGTTGACGGTGGCAGAGGCCAAGTACAAGGCGGCCTTGAATGTGTCGGCGGTGGTCGCTGCGCGAACAACACCAGTGCCGAAATTGTGGTGGCCGACAAGCAGCTCACCCTTGAAACTTGTACACATCGCTTGTGTATTGGCCATGGCTTATTCCTTAAATTTGTTGACTGATTCCATCAGCAAAGACACTGCTCTTGAGAGCCATGTGAACCGAGCGATGCACCATCTCACCATCAAGCCAATACTCAACCCATGTGGTTGTCTCGGTATCGTTGTCGATAGAACCCTCACGCTTTTCAAGCAGTGACTCGTCCATCTCGCCCTTGGTGGTGGTAATCATCATCCAAATGTCCTTGCTCTTGCCAAAATCGCACCGCCCGATGTAGAACCGCGATCATCTGCAATCTGCAACTGATCTAGTCCTGCTTGGTAAAGCGATGACCACACTGGGATTCTCGCATCGTCTTGCAGGTATGGCGCAGCCTGCAACAAAGCACCATACAAATAGACGTCAGGAGCTTGCGTCAACAACCAGTTGGTTGCCACTGTTGATGACAACTTTGTCAACTTGGCGTAGTAGACCAGCTCTGCCGTGTATGCGCCATCAGGGATTGGCAACAGTCGGAATTGGTTTCCGACAACCGTGAAATACAGTGGCTTGCCGCTGGACAAATAGGTGGTGTTCGACAACTGATCCATGGCGTCAATGGTCTGAAACGTCAGGTTTGTCACTGGATTGGTGTTGATCTTGATGGCCTTAGCCTCCAAGAAGTCATCAGGCACAGTGCCATATTCAGCCGCAGCCGCAAATGACGCATTGGCACGCACAATCATCTGGCGGGTGCGAAGCTGGCGCTCGATCTGAGCCTCTGCCAGGCTGATGAAGTCGGGAATGATGGAAGTCAAATCCTGCCGGTTGAGCCAGTCAGCCAGCGATGATTTGAGTTCGGTGTATGTCGTGAGTGCCATTAGACTGCCTCTTTTTCCATCTCTTCTTTGACGATCCAAGTGTGTTCGTGTCTGAATTCAAACGTGCCAATGTGGCCGATCTCTTTCGAGACATCATGGTCAATATACACCTTGTAGCCCAACTCTTGAGCCTTCTTACAAAAGAACACATCTTCGCCCATGTAACCGCGAGTGCCAGTCTGCCAAGGCATGTCAAACCATGGCTCAGTCATGCCCTCAAAGACACCGCGCTTGATCAGCATGATGCCTGT